CGCAGCCTATTGCCTGAGCAGCGTCGGAGGCAAAACTTCTCTAGCAGTCACTCAAACGACAGGCATCGTCAACAATGAGGCCTTTTGGGTAGAGGAATATAAATGGACTGGTTCTTCTATCTCGCTCGACGGTTCGCCAGCAAGCCTAAACACGACGAGCGCGACCATACATCCATTGGGTGTAGCCCAAACTCTTACCGGAACGTACGATGTGGTGATTCAAATCCTACGGGGCAACGCTCCTACGGCCGTCTCTGGTACTTACGGCAATCCGTCCAGCTTTAACCCATCAAGCGATAACGGGGCATTGGTTGGAGCAATCAACACGGTGGTCGGCACAGCCCCCACATGGACGCAGACATCGTATACGGCGGTGAGTGTTTCGTTGGCTTTCAAGGGAAATTAAATTACGAATCTCAAGTTTTCTGAGGGGCTCGCAGAACATCGCCACCAACGTCACCGCGTTCAAGATTTTATAGGAGTGTTGAATTGGCCGCATCGATACGGGAACAGATCATGACGGCAGTAATAGCCGCACTGTCAGTCGGAGGCGGTCCGGCTGGTCTCACTGTGCATCGCGAGCGCACGCGCGCAATAGAGATCGATTCTCTGCCGTCCACCATGGTTTACGCAGAAGACGACAGGCCGAAGACGACCGATAAGCAGGTATACCGCTCTCCGCTGACCGAGCGCCAGCTATCGATCGGCGTGCAGGTTCGCGCGAAAGGGTCAACTGGCGTTTCGCCGGATGAGGCCCTTGACCCGGTGACTGTATGGGTTTGGCACCAAATAGGTTTAGACGAGACATTCGGTGGTCTCGCAAACGGAGTCGAAGAGGAAAGAACCGTGTGGTCAAGCAGAGAGGGAGATACTCCTGTGGCCGCCGCGACGATTCACCTCACGATCAAATATCGGACGAGCAGGCTCGATCCGACTTCAACGTCATAGGAGGACACAATGCCGCTTATCTACCCAGTACCTAACCTCCCGATGCTTGGAAAAGGGTCGATATTGCTTGACCTTTTTGACCCGACGAGCGGTCTGCCGACGGGCTTCCAGCATTTGGGGAATTGCACCAAGTTCGAAATCGACATCAAGGACGACCTCGCGGAGTTGTATCAATCGATAACTCACACGCCGTCGCTGATTGCCACCGCGGTCAAGAAGCGCCAGCCGAAAGTCACCATCGAGGGCACTGACTTCAACTCGAAGCACATCGCGATCGCGCAGATGGCTCCCGGCAAGACGGCGCTCGCTACCACGGCGACGACCTTCACGTCCGAGGTGCTGATCACGGCAGTGCAGGCACCGAACGCCGCCGGGCGCTTCTTCCGCGCGGCCAACCTGAACACCGACCCAACGGCTGTCCCTCCGGTGCTCACGTCGAATGCCGTGACGCTCGTGGCCGGGACGGACTATGAGTTGATGGACCCGATCAAATCAATCTATTACATCCCGATCGGGACCTCCATCGCCTCGCACGCCGTAACGCTCACCTACAACACGCTGGCTGGCAGCTTCGACCAGGTCGCCGCTGGCACTGTCGCTTTCCAAACGGGGCACTTGCTGTTCGCTCCCGATCCGGTGGACGGACAGAAAATCGGCTGCGACATCTGGCATTGCAACCTCAATCCCAACGGCCAGATAGGCCTGATCGCCGACGATTACGGCAAGTGGCAACTCGACGGAAACATCCTGGACGACACCGCGAACCATCCGGCCAGTCCCTATTTTCTGTACACGTTCTTCTAGGGCGAACGGGCGCAACCGGAGCCTTAGAGGAAAGGGGAAGTTAACGCTTGCGGCGGGCCGGGAGGAGTGGGAAGCGGCTCGCCGCATTCTTGTACGGAGGCACATGGAAAATCTGAAGCTAGACGGCCGCGAGTTCACCGGAATCGAGCAATCGCTTTCAGCCAGCCAGGACGATTACGTCATGGGGCATCTACGCAAGGCGGGCGCGCTTGAGGTTCTCGGCGATGTCCGCGTGAAGCGCACACCGCGGCAGAAAGCGGAAGACCTGCTCACGGAGATACTGCTGTCCGGCAGAACGCACCACATCCTCGCCGGCTGCCTGACCGAAGTAGGAAAGAAGTGGATGCGCGCCGAGGCCGACCGCAACGCGGCCATCTTCGCCGAGATTACCGACCCGGACGGCAAGGCGGCCATGCGCTCATCGATTGTGAGCTTTGTGATTGGTTTTTTTCAGTTCGGGGAGACATTACCGGCGACTTCCCGGAAATCTTCCAGCCGGGGAGTGGGCGACCCTACCGAGAGCGGGGAAGCTCCGACCTCGGGGACTTTGGTCCAGTAATCCGCGAGATGGCCGGGCACGATCCAGGGCGCTTCGCCGAGGTGATGGACTGGCCGCTGCGGGAACTGTTCCTCGGCTTCCTGGATCGCTTGCGCGAGCGCGCTCGGGACAATTACGAACTTGAACTCCTGGTCTGGGCCATCCTCGCACCGTACCAGAAACACCAGACAAGGGCGCCCAACCTGCCAAGAATCCTGAGAGACTAACGTGGCTGATCCAGCTCCCGAAATCAAAGTCCGCTTAACGGCCGAAGACGCTGGCGTTGCCGCAGCGATCAAGGAGCTCGGCCTTCAGCTCAAGAACCTCAAGACTCAGCAAGACGAGACTGCAAGCAGCGGTCTCAACCTCTCCAGGGCATTCAACCTAATAGCTGCCTCCGCCGCGCTGATCAGGCTTGAGCAGATCGGCAAGGCCGCCTTCGATTCCACGGTCAACATCGGCAATATGGCCGCCAAGACCGGCATCGGCACCGAGGCACTCAGCGTCTTTCATTTCGCCGCGCAGCAGGCAGGCGTCTCCACCGAAGTCGTCGACAAAGCCCTGCTCCGTGCCGCTAGATCAATCACGCTATTTGAGCAGGGAAGTAAAGCCGCAGCAGCCGGTTTCATCATTCTCGGAATCAAGCAGAAGGATTTTGCTGGCCTCAACACCGATCAGAAGATTGCGCTTGTCGCCGAAAAGCTGGGAGGGATGAAGGAAGGACTGGCAAAGACTACCGCCGCGCTCGAAATCTTCTCCAGGAGTGGCGCTGAACTTATCCCGGTCGTAAACCGCATTGCCGCAGAGGGCTTCGGAGTGCTGGCCGAGAAACTCAGAAGCATGGGTCTCCTGCTCACGCAGCAGATGGTCGATTCGGCGCGCGTGGCAAAGGCATCACTTCAGGAACTTGATGCCGTCGTGCTCGGCCTGACGACTCAGTTCGAAGCCGGCCTGCTCCCGTCAATCGTAGACGTTACGCAGGCACTTGTGGGCAGCGCTACGAAATCAGGCGACGCCACGAATGCCTTCCTTGTCCTCGGAAGAGCCGTCGGCGAGATATTCAAAGGTACGGTCGTTGGCTTTGAAATCATCGGCAGCGGATTCGAGCAAATCGGCTCAGACGTAATCCTCATAGCAAGCCTGATTCAGTCCGCCTTTGAAAATATCGGCCGCACCGCTTTCGCCGCAGCCGATGTAATGAGGCTTCATTTCCGAGATGCGTTCAACGAAATGAAGGGCGGCCTTAAGTCGTTCCAATCCGACTTCAAAACGTTTTGGGACGCAAACGGCAAGCTCTTATCGGACAACAAGCAATTCATCTCGGGCGTCTTCCCTTCTGCCGCTGACGAAAAAAAGCGCATGGATGCGCTACTTAAGAATCTACGCCCGGACAAGACCACTGATAACGAACTTCCTCAACTCGGCGAAGACAAAAAAGAAAAGGTCGATCCAGCAGTCACGGCCAATATCAAGGCCCAAGAAGAACGTGACGCCCTGGCGAAGGATCACGCGGCGCAGCTGCACGCGCAACTTCAGGGCGAACTCGATATTTGGAAGGCATTCGAGAAGCAGCGCGAAGAGGCTGAAAAGGATTCTTACGACAAGGGCAAGCTCTCTACCGATCAGTATTACGCACGCCGCCAAGCCGACCTGAAACAGGAAACCGCCAGCGAACTTGCCATCCTGCGGCAGGAGTTATTCGCCGCGCGCTCCGAAGCTGCGACTGCCAGCGCCGAGCAAACCAAGAACGAAGCCAGCGCGAAGAGCGCCCAGGCCAAAGACTTCGCTAAAGGTGAAGTCGATCAGCTCGGGAACCGCCTCGTTGCTACTCCGGATCTCGACAAGGCCAAACAGCAAGGCACGGTTACTCCGAACGCCGCAGCCTTCCAGGCTGAAGCGGATCGCAACAGCCAGGTGCGCAGTTCAGCGCTCGTAAAGATTGACGAACTTGAAACGAAGATCGCTACAACCACGATTGAGAGCGATACGAAATCCATGTCGCTCACGCGCGAAGAGGAGAAAACAAAGGAAACCGAGCAGCAAAAGGAACTCGAATTCCAGAAAGAGATCGCTCAGCTTCAGGGAAAGACCGTTGAAGTCGCGCGCGCCGAGATCGAGGCGGAGGCGCAAAAGAGGACGCTCGAAGCACAGCAATCTGGGGGCTCGCAGGAGGACGTTACCCGACGGCTCACCGAGATCGAGCAGTGGAAACAGCTAAAGCTCGGCGTGGCCGAATTCGACGCGGCCGAGAAGAAAGAATCGGACGATCAGAAGAAATTCGAGATAGAGAAGAGTGGTATCGAGATTCAGGCCAGAGCCGGGCTGATCTCGCAGGGAGATGCTCAGCGACAAATCAATAACCTCACCAAGCAACATCTTCCCCTTCTGCTTCAGGAAGCTCAGGCCGAATTGAAAGTCGCGCAAGCGAACAACAATCCAGAAGAGATTGTCAAAGCCCAGGAAACAATTAAGGCGCTTCAGAACATTGGGATCACGGTAGATACCTTAGGCAAGAAGGTAAAGACCGCGCTGGGAAGCGATTTTCAGACCTTCTTTAACTCGCTCACTTCGGGAACCGTCACGGCCAGCAAGGCGTTTCAGCAGCTGGGCATCGACATAATTAAGTCGCTCGAACAAATCGCGGAGCAGATGGTTATCGCCGCCGCGGAAAAGAAACTTCTGGATGCTCTCGGCCTGGCTGGCGATCTGACAAAGAAAGTAACGACGATTACGACCAACGACCTTCTGATCACATCTGAAGCGGGAGTTGCCGGCGCTGCGGGCTTTGCGTCGGCCATGTTAGGGCTTCCGTTCCCGGCAAACGTCGCGGCGGCACCCGGCGTCATGGCAGCCGCGATTACCGCGACCGAGAGCAATATGGCACTGGGCTCAGCTGCACAAGGTGCGTTTCTCAATCAGGACATGCTGGTGCAGGCGCACGCCGATGAGTTGATTCTGCCTAAAGACATAAGCACGGGCCTTGTGGGGGCAATCAACACAGGCAGCTTCGAGCCGCCATCTGAATTGCTCAACTCCCCGCTTATTCAGAATTTCGGAGGCAATGTCAGCAACAACCACCATTTCCACGGAGACGTGAACAATCACGGCTCTGATAGCCACCAGATGACCGAGGACAGCTTCGTGAAGATGTACAAAACCGCCGCGCGACGAGGCAGGGTTTGAGCAACGCTATCTACCCATCGCAAATCTACGGGCTCATGCCTATGGTGCTGAAGACTTCGGACTTCAGCACGGTCATCCAGAAATCGCCCGGCGGATCAGAAACCGCCATTGCGCAAACCTACAATCCTATCTGGCATTTCCAGCTGAGCTACGAACAGCTTTTCAATGATCTGCGCAACCCCGCATATTCATTCAGTGAACTGGATACTCTGATGGGATTCGTTCTCTCGATGAAGGGCCAGTACGATTATTTTGTTATCGATGATCCAGAGGACGATACCGTCGTCAACCAGCAGTTGCAGCTCGTGAATGACGGCTTTGGAAGCTACTACTCGCCAATTCAACGCAACAAGGGCGGCCAGTTCTTCGAGGATGTAACCGACCTCAATCCTTTGAATATGAGCGGCCTGGTCGTGAAGGCCAACGGTGTCACGAAGACCGTCGGTACTGATTTCACAATCGTAGGTCCTGGACTCGGGATTCCAGGGTACAGCTTCGCCGGGCTCGTGATCGCCTGGACCGCAGTCACCTCGGGCTATTGGACTGCGAGCCACGCCTACACGCTTAACCAGACAATCCTCGATCCGGCCGGGCACATTCAGAAGGCGACAACCGCGGGCACCTCGGGAACTTCGTTTCCGATTTTCAATGACGCTGGGAGCACGACAACGGACGGCACTGTTACCTGGACGGATCAGAGCGTATCCGCCGGGCCGACCGGACCTATCACCGCATCGTTCAGCTTTTTCTTTCGTGTGCGCTTTGAAAAAGACACGCAGGACTTCGAGAAATTCTTAGCTGGCCTTTACACGATCGGCGGGGGCGAAGGACGCAACGGCTCTGGTTTCGTGAACCTGGTGACTCGCAGGGCGCCTCCGACATCATGAGGGCGTTCACGGACGGCAACGGGAAAGATTCGACCGCGACGGTCTTAGCTGCGATGAAGGCTGGCAACCAGTTCACTTTCGCAGACCTGTACCTAATTGGAGACATCGAGAATCCACTGTCACAGTGGTTGACCAATTATGAATCACCGCTGGTCTGGTCTTGGTTCAAGTCCAGCGCGTACATCGGCCCGCAACTGGGCTCGTACGCAGGCACGTTCAATCCAGCGGTAATCAAGCGCGGCACCGTCGGCACCAAACTCGGCCTCGAAGTGACCACGATGGATCTGACCTGGTCGCCGCCTCCACCGACTCTCACGCAATCGATCGCCACCGCATCCCCCTACCAGCTCGCGCGCATAGGGTACTACGACAATTGGGTTGTCAAGAGCTGGCGCTGCATGATGCCGACGCCCGGCGATGCAAATACCTTCGGCTGTCGCGAACTCTTCGGCGGCCGCATCGAGGGGCGATCGGTAGCCCGCGGCGCTATCAAATTCACCGTTAGCAGTTTCTTGGACATCGTGAATCAGATGGTTCCGGTCAACGTGGTTGAGTTGACCAATACGCCCGCAGGGTTCTCCGGCGGCACGATTCCCGCATCGCTGGCAGCAACTCCGAAGCTGAACGTCGTCGAGGGCGGCACGACCACCGTGATCTTTGCGCAGTCTCAAGCGCCGAACTTTAACCTCGTATACGCCGATCACTCGCTGCAGCGTGGATATCTACTTTTCCTGCCTGGCGGCACGCTCAGCATGTATGCGGCCGCGATCCAGGATAACTTCCACGAAACAGTGGGCGGCGTGATCTACAACCAGATCATCTTGTTCTCAGCGCTCCCGTGGCCACCGACGCCAGGCGTGGACAGCTTCCTGATCAGCGCAGCCGCTCCTACTGGTGGAACCATCGGCGGCTTCCCATACGTTCCATCGGCGAGCCTGACGCCGCCGCTGCTATGAGCGAACTTCGCCAACGCATCGTTGAGGAAGCGCGCAGCTTCTTGGGCACGCCGTGCCGCTCTGGAGGGCTGGTCAAGGGCGTAAATGGCGGCGTCGATTGCGGGAGCTTCGTCTACCTCGTACTGAAGAATTGCGGGTTGCTCTCCGAGGAATTCATCGCCGCGTATCCGTCCGACTGGTGGATGCATACGAGCGAGGAGCGCTACCTGCTCCGCATGCTGCGCTATGGGCAGAAGATGCTTGAGACGGTCGGCTACCCAACCTTCCATGCGCAGCCGGGTGACGTCGTTATCGCGCGCGCAGCTGGGAGCAGGGTCTACAACCACGGCGGCATCGTCACCGACTGGCCGCATGCCATACACGCCAAGGTTCCGATGGTTTGCGAAACCACCATAACCAGGGATTGCATCTGGTCGCACTGCGATCTGGCCTGGTTCGACGTGGCGAGCCGCGTGGAAGAGGCGGAACGTGTTCGGTAGCACCCCCACCTCACTCACGAAGCCGTACGGCTGGGGCTCGAATCTTGTCACCAGCACCTATGGGCAGACGATCCCGTCCATCATCGGGATGACCAAGAGCACGCCGATCCAAATCTGGAACGGCTTCTTGATTCAGGCGCCCAACACTGGCCCGGGGCTATCGGGCGGCGGGGAGCAGGACTATCAGAAAGCGGTCGATTTCCTGCTGGGCTCAAATCCTGTCTTTGGCGTGCTGCGCCTATGGGAGTCGGGCGGCGCGCGCGTTGGGCTTAACTTCGTCAAATATTCAAAGGCTGTTGGCGAGTTTGGGGCGACTACTGTCGTCGTCCCGGATCCCCATCTCTATTGGGTCGTCGGCGTCACGTATACGCAGGCATACAGCGGCATCAACTTCAACGATTATGGGGCACCTGGCCCTGTAGGCCCCTTGTCGGGAACGTGGGAAATTCCCCTTTGGAACATAGCTTATGCAGGCTCGAATCCCAGCAACATGGGCGCGTACCGATTTTGGCCTTGGATCTATAACTGGACACCAGACCTTGGCTCGACTGTGCAAATTCCGGTCAACCAGTACGGCCCTCCCTGGACCGGCGGGACGATCAACGTTTATTATGCCCAGCTTCTCTCCACCGTAAATCCAGCATACACGCCGCCATTGGTGCAAGTTCGCCTGTTCCTAGAAACGCAACTCGGCACTGGCCCGGAATACAGCGGGGCCTACGCTTCCGAGCTGAACCCGATGCCCGAAAACTGCGGCATGGGCAGCACGGACTTCTTCCTTGGCGCCGACTTTTCGAGCGCTCCTCAAATCTTCCCCGAATGCGTGGGTGCGCATTCGGTCTGGTCCACAGGCGATGCGGACCCCGTGGACATGATCGAGGACACGTTTCGGGCAGGGCCGAGCCAAGCCGGCACGACCATCGGGCAGACCAGCGCCGCCGTGAAGGTCGGGTACAGCCGAACGCAGCGCGGGCTCAATGCGTACAACTACCCGGCGCTGATCCAGAAAGTAGTGCAGACCTCGACATTTCCAGACGCCAATTCGCTGATCTACCCGTTGGCAAATACGGCTGGTAACTATCTGATTA